ATGTGCCGTGTCTGCCAGATAGTCACGGATATAGAGCGGCATCCACGGCAAGCTCATTTCAAATCATCCCAAGAGCCGTCATATAAGCGTCGAGGATGGCCTCTTGCTCGTCGCGTTTGGTCTTATCCATCGCGCGGATCCGGACGATCGTGCGCAGCGCCTTGACGTCGAAACCGTTGCCCTTGGCCTCGGTGAAGATGTCGGCCCGGTCGGCCGTGAGGGCCTTGATTTCCTCGTTCATCGTCTCGATGCGCTGGACGATCGACTTGAGTTGGGTCATGGCCTTTTCGTGCGCGGCGTCGCTCTCAGGAGACAGCGTGTCATCCTTCGGCGGGTTGTTGTGGCCAGGAGCCGGCGACCCGATATGGACGACGGTGCTGGTGACGTTGCTCAGGGGATGGTCGCTCATTTGGTCGTCTCCGGTTGAAAGGAAAGTGCAATCTCGAACGGGTCGATAGCGTGGACGCGCCAGAATTCGAGCTCGTTCATGGTGTGTTGCTCGCGGTGGTGTTTCCCGCAGAGCGGCACGGTCCACTTGTCGTCGGGTTTCTCAGCCATGCCCGTAGGCGGCTTGCCGTGGCGCTGGGAGCCGGCGCGGATGTGGGCGGCCTCTGTGCTGGTGTTGTCGCCGCAGATGCAGCATGGCTGCTGCCTGATGTGCTCAAGGTGCTTCGGAGCCTTGATCCTCGGCTGGCGCTGGCGCAGCGCGGTCAGGACAGCGTCGGCCTCCGGGGATTTCTCGCCGAATTTGATGTCGTTCTCCGCGCCCCAGGCAAACATGATCTCGATCAGGTTTGACATCTGCTCGACGGACAGCGATCTCGATGATGGCGCGATCGGGATCAGCGACGAATTGTCGAGACTGGGCACGAACCTTGTCTTGACGCCGAGCTCGGCCATGAAGATCAGCTTCCACGTCTCGGTATCGTAGCGCCGGCCGTGGTGCTCCTTCTGCCGGGCGATGTCGGTCAGCATCGCCCACATGCGGTCGTTCTGCGGCATCGTGCGCCGCGGCGGTTTGAACTCGACGCGCGATCCGTCCGGAGCCGTGCGCGCCCAATGGGCGGCGCGCTCGCGGATCGCGGGGCTGACGAGGGTGAGGACTGCCTGTGCCATCATTCACCTGATCGTTGTGACTTCAACCATTCGCGCAAAGCCCTGATGCCTTTTGAATTGACGATGTAAATCGCATCGCGGCCTTCATTGATCTTGCGCATCAAATCCCAGCACCCAGTTTCCTCAAAGCGTTGGGCCACTTTCCCACCAACTTCCGTGCAGTAGTGGTTCCGATACGCGTGCTCGATACCCTTGCGGCCTATCGCATGGTGCATATCGTCAAAGTCTTCTGCGGTAAGGTTCATGATCGTTAATCGTCTGTTAGCGCGTCAAAATGGGATGTCGTCATTCATATCGAAACTCGGATCGTTGACCGGCTTGACGCCAGCCACCCTCGCCGGCTGCGAGCGCCCGTGCGCCTCGGCATATTCGTTGCGCGCCGGCCGCTCGGTCTGGTCATGGTGCTCGTCGCGCGCAGCGGGCTTGTCCAGCATGGTGAGGGTGCAGTTGAAGCCGTTAAGGACAACCTCCGTCGAATACTTCTCGACGCCGGCCTGATCGGTCCATTTTCGGGTCTGGATCTTTCCCTCGATGTAGAGCTTCTGACCCTTGACGACGTATTTCTCAACCACGGCCGCGAGCGCGCCGAACACCACGATGCGGTGCCACTCGGTCTTTTCCTTGCGCTCGCCGGTCTGCTTGTCGCGCCAGCTTTCGCTGGTCGCGAGCTGGATGCTGGCGATCGGGTCGCCGCTTTGGGTGCGCCGGATCTCCGGGTCGCGCCCGACGTTGCCGATCAGGATGGCCTTGTTGACTGAGCCGGCCATCACGCCACCGCCTTCATCGACGTCTCGTAGCGGCGCAGCTTTTCGACCAGCGCAGCCAGATCCTCGTTGAACAGGTTGATCTCTTCGGCGAGCCTGCGGATGTATGTCTCGTCGCGATAGGCCCGCTTGATGAGCGTTGGCATCTTGGGCCAGTAGCAGACGATATCGACCCATTCGCGCTCGGCGATCCACAGATTGCCTTGGCATTGCGCCACGTAGGGCGAGGGGAATTCGTCCGCGTCGAGGTATTCGACCAGGACGCTCGGCTTGTTGGTCTTGATCTCCAACAGGCCGTCATTGCCGATCAGGCTGTCCGGACTGCCGCCCTTCGGCCCGTTGACGATGAAACCAACTTGAACCGGCTTGACTTCCGCGAGGTAGGCGTAGAGGTCGCGGGCCTCGGGCTCCATGACGTGACCGCGAACCATGTCCGCGCTCTGGTACGTCTCGCCCGGCTCGCCGGTGATGATCTCGCCGGCCAGGAAGTTCAGATAAGACGCGCGGGTCAGACCCTTCCCCTTGGCGAGGATCTTCGAGAAGTTGGAGGCGGTCGGCAGGCCCTTTCGAACCTCGAACCATTCCGGGGTGCCTTGCGGCATGTTGTGGATCTGCATCATGATCGCGCTCCTGCGGCGATGTCTCTCAGTTGTTGGCGGATTGGCTTGGCCTGGCACTCGATGCGCGGCCGCTGCCGGCTGCGGTGCAGCCAGCCGTCCAGGCGCCATGCGGTTCTGCACCCGTAGCATTCGCTTGTGGCTGCCGCGATAAGCCGTTGAGCTTCCACGTTTCTCGTCATCGGCGGCGTATTCGGTCTTGGAAATCTCATGATGGTGGTGTCCTCAGTATGAAATGGTGACGTTGCTGATGAGCCCGGCTGATATGGCTTCGATCAGCCGATCGATGGCGTCTGCGTCCCCGACGAAATCCCACATGTCGTTGCGGATATTGTCGTGGATCATGCTGCGGTGCGCCTCGTCGCGCGCCCGCTGCGCTTCCGCCGCGGCCTCGCTCGCCTTGGCCTCGCTGGCTTCGCGGGCGACCCGTTCCTCCGCTTCGCGCACAAGCCGGGCTTCCCGCTCTACGCGGTCGGCTTCGGCCCGCACCGAGCGCTCGGCTGCAATCCGATCGGCCTCGACTTTGGCGGCTGCTGCCTTCTCGGCTCGCTCTTTCTCGATCCGCTGCCGCTCGATCATATCGGGCTCGAAGCGGTCCCACATGTCGTTGCGGATATTGTCGTGGATCATGCTGCGGTGCGCCTCGTCGCGCTGCCGCTCGATCATATCGGCCTCGAAGCGGTCGCGTTCTTCGCGCGCCTTGGCTTCCGCTCGCAGCTTCGCCAGTTCCGCCGCGTCGGCTTCCGTCTGCTCGCGCAGCGGGATCATGCTGCGCAGGATCGTCGCCGCGTTGTCGCGAGCACGTTGATATTCGGCCAGGAATTCCTCGCAGGCATCGGCCGTGATTTCCTCGGCCTCCGTCTGTACGAGTGCGTCTTTCAACATGGCTGCGGTCGCGCCTTCGAGGAGGATCGACCGCGCCGTGATCCGTGCGATGATCTGCTTATGGGTTTCGATCCGGGCTTCTTCGGCCTTTTCCCACTCGGTCAGCGGCTTGCGAACCTCGTCGGCCCAGGCGTCCAGGGTGTCCCTGACGATCTTGCGCGTGGCGTCGATCTTCTTCGGGATATCCTTCAGCTCGGCAACCAGATCCTTGCCGACGCCATCGAGGAACGTCTTGGATTTGGTGACCTTGAAGGCGAAGGATGAAATGTCCCGTCGGCCGCGTGGCGTGTTGACGTCCGCCGCGAAGCCGTCGATCTCGGTGCGGACATGATCGAGCCAAGGCTGGATCGCGCCGGGGACCGTGAAGGTCTCCAGCGCGACATCTCGATCCTTCGGGAAGATCGCGGGCAGATCGCGGTTCGGCAACTGGGTGACGGCGATTTCCTGATCCATGTTACTTGCCCTCCAGGGTCTTCTTGATTTCTTCGGCAACCTGCGCACGAACCTGCTTGAGGACTTCGGCGTTGACGTTGTGCTCGATCACACCACCCAACTTGCCAATCCGTTCGAGAACGCGAGCCTGGACCTCGTCCTTGGCTTCCCTGACCCGCTGTTCGACCGCTCCGATGTGCATTTTGATGTTCTCAGTGATGAGGGCGCCGATGCGATCGTCAACCATCCTCTTCAGATCGGGCGACAGTTCCTTTTGCTGCCCGTAGCTATATGTGTCGGCACGAACGGACTTGACCAGATCGGCGAGGCGTCTATCAAGGTGGTGCCTGAAAGCTTCATCGTCTTTGACTGCCTTGATCAGATCGTGCTGGTGCTGCTGAAAGCACTGCTCGACGACCTTCGTGATGTCGCTTGTCACATGCGCGGCGAACATGCCACGGCAAATCTCGGCGATGATCGCGTTTTGCAGGCGCAACTTGAAATCGTCGTCGTCCTTGATCAGTGCGCGTACGGCGTTGGCGTCGAGCTTGATGTCGATAGCCATCTCACTTGCTCCCCTGTTTGCGCTTCTTTTCCATCAGCGAGATGGCGTAGTCGAAGTCTCCCGCAGGGATGTGGGCGAGGCTCTGCACCCTCATGGCGAGGCGGCAGTAGGCCGCCTTGTCGACGTTGAGCTCGTCGGCCAGGGCGTTCAGCCGGGCGAGTTGTTCGGTGGAGACGTATTCCGGGCCCGACGCGCTGGCGGCCGATGCCGCGTGGCCGTCGTCGTCGCGCTCGCGGGTGGCGAGGCCGACCACCGCCTTGAGGGTGCTGCGCTTGAGGTAGGTTTCGGCCGATTGCCGCGCCTGGAAGTCATTTTTCTGGCCGCTGGTGTCGCGCGAGCCGCTGGACGATGCGGTGACAAAGTGGCCCGCGCGATGCGCCAGGATGCACGTCACCTTGAACCGCCCTTCCGGCAACTCATCGAGTTCCCAGCGATAGGTGAGGCCGTGCCGACCGAGGATAGGGTCGATCAACTCGGCGATGCCGCCAAGATCCTCGTGATTGTATTCGACGGCCGGCCCGGTTTTCGAGGGGAATGAGACGCGCCGGTTTTTCTCGATGACGGGGATTTCCGCCTTGGCGTCGGCGAAGGCGTTGGCGAATGCGACCTCCGCATCGCGCTTGACCGCGCGCTCGTACATCGCTTCGGCGCGCTCCAGGCGCACCATGTCGACCGATGGGTCGCCCATGACGCGGGAGAGCACCGCAAGCAACTGGTTCGATGACGTGGCCTGCGGGATCGGTATCGATGTCGGCAATCGCTCTATGTCTATGGTCTGCGGGACGTTCATGATCGTCGTTTCCTTGGTTGGTTAGTGGGACTTCCTTCGTTCCGCGCGAACTTCCTTGCGGATCTGCTTGGTCAGCAGCGCCTTCATCCTCGTGAGGATTTCGCGCTGCCGGACCTTGGTTTGCGCCGTGGTGTATTCGCGACGGCTGCGGTGATACTGCTCGGCGATGGTCTTCATCGGCCGGCTTCGAGTTTGGACTTGAGGGCTTCTACCTGCGCCGCGAAGACCAGATTGGCCTCCATCATCCGTGCTATCTTTTTGACGCCGTGCAGCACGGTCGTATGGTCCCGGCCGCCGAAACGACGACCAATCGCCGGCAGGCTGAGCAGCGTCAATTTCTTGCTGAGATAAAATGCGACATGGCGGGGGAGGACCGCCTTATAGTCGCGGCGGCGCGAGAACATATCGACGATGGATATGCAATATTCCTCCGCTACCGCGCGCTGGACCCTCTTGACGTCGACGGTTCCGATGTCGAGGTCATGCTTGACCTTGACCTCGTACTTGCTCATCTGCTTGTCGCGCCATTCCTCGATCGACACGAGCGGCGGCTTGGGAGCCTCGACAATCGGAGCCTCGACAATCGGAGCCTCGATAGCCCTTGCCAGGATCACCTCCTGGGCCGCATCGCGCTGCGCCGCTATCTTCGCGGCGTGACGGTCAGCGGCGTCTTTGATCCGCTGATGAAATTGTCGATGCCGCTCGGCGGCTTCGGCCCTCGATACATGCAGCGATAGTTCCGGCATCATTTGGAAAACCCCTTTTCTGCTACGTTAAGAATTTCGAGTGCAGTCCGCGTCGAAGGTCTTAGAAAAACAGCAGTGCTACAGCCACAGGACAGCCGATCGCTGCGGCGACCACGCCGCAGAAGACAAGGAAAAACAGCGCAGCGAGCACGTCGCGCGCCGCCTGCGCGAGCTTGCCGCGCTTGAATTGCGGGCGCAAAATGCCTGACGTCATGCGTTCACCATTTTCCACAGCGACGGCGGGGCGCTCTCGCCTATGTCTTTCAGCGAGCGCGAGAGGACCAGATAGGTGTCCGCCGGAAAGGCGTTAAAGCGGCGCCAGTTGGAGACCGCCGACGCGTTGCGCTGGGTCAAGGCGGCAACCTTTTGGTTGCCACCGAGGCGGTCAATTACGGCAGAGGCGGTGGTCAGCATCGGTTCCATGCCGTCACCATACTCCAAATTATTTTTATAACGCAAGCCCCGGAATGATTTATTTTCAAGATTTTTTGAAGTCGCGACAGGCTGTGAAAACCCATATCCGGGCAACCGGCTTCGGCTGGTCACGTTAGAGTGCATATTCGGCATCGAAATCTTTTTTATTTTTCTGTTGAATGTAAAAATTTTTTGGAATATAACTCCCCGGGTTCCTCACACCGGGATGGCCAATAATGTCCTATTACGCGAAAAATCCCCACTACTCGCCGGTCGATCTGACCGAAGAGACTGAACGCCTGGAGCGCGCCGAAGCGATGGCGAACAAGTGGTTCGCCGATGCCACAAAAGTCCAGAAGGCCGCGTTCGACGCCGAGATGGCGAGGATCGCGCCGAACAAGAGAAGCATCGGGTGGGCGCTCGACAGCATCAAAGCCCACGATGCCTGGGAGCGCGACACGGAAAGCGCGCGGCTGATCCGCACCATGGTTTACAACGACATGATGGCGTCGGGCGAGGTTTCCGCCGCGACGTCGGAGGCGTTCGACGCGCTGATGGTTGGAGCAACGCCATGAACAATGCCAATGCGCCAGGAGGATTTCCGATGAGGCGCATGCTTCGCCAACCCGATTCCATAAACTCAAGGGGAATTTAGATGACCGAAGAAAAGACGATCACGTCGATCAAGGGCTTTGACGCCAACTTGCAGTGCCTCGGCTTCCAATTCGAAGTCGGCAAAACCTACACCGTCGAGGGCAACATCAATGCGTGCAAGAACGGCTTCCACGCCTGCCCGCTCGACCACCACCCGCTGTCTGTGTTCGACTACTATGCGCCGGCCGGCAATCGCTTTTTCGAAGTCACGCAAAGCAGCAAAACCGATGCGGAGGGCACGAAACTCGCTTCGGCGTCGATCACGATCGGCATCGAGTTGTCGCTCGGCGATCTCGCAACCCGCGCTGTGAAGTGGGTTTTCGATCGCGCCGATTGGACGGATGGCCCGGTCGCGACCGATACCAATGAAGGTGCCACCGCCAGCGGCAAGCAGGGCGCAGCCACCGCCAGCGGCTATCAGGGCGCAGCCACCGCCAGCGGCGAGCAGGGCGCAGCCACCGCCAGCGGCGAGCATGGCGCAGCCACCGCCAGCGGCGAGCAGGGCGCAGCCACCGCCAGCGGCTATCAGGGCGCAGCCACCGCCAGCGGCTATGCTGGCAGAGCGCGGGGCGCG